TGATTTGATTATCAAAAATTGTGTTAGCAAGCTTAAAAGTAAGTTCAACTTTGCAACCTTTAGTAGGTTGGATTGTTTCATTTTTAGAGTAAAAAGAATAAACAAAATTTGCTTGCAAACCTTCTGGTTCTGGTAAAGAATTCATAGGAAAACAATTTGACATAACAGAATTTGTTTTGAACACGATTTGAATCCTTATCTGATAGCGCTAACAAATAGCTGATTTATATTTAGCATTTTTGCAACGTACTGATTTTTAGATGTGTCAGTTATGCTGTTGTTATCAAAAAAGCAGCAATAAATTCTTTCAAAAGAAGATGGAATTAAGATTTCTTTTTGTAAGCTTGCTTTGTTAAAAGCTTGAGTTTTAAGAAATTTTAGCAAAAGAGCGTGATCAGACGGATTTGTTAAATCCGGTGAATTTCCTTGAAGATCTGAGTACAAGACAGGTTCAATAAGTCCGTCGGCATTTGGACTTAAAAAGTCCTTTGCTGACATAGACCCTCTTGGAATTACCGCATTACTTGATATGATTCCAAGCACCTTATTGGCATCTTCAACAGACATACATCTTTTGAATGTTCCCAAAGTATCAAAGTCAATATCAATTCCAGATGTAATTCTTACAACAGAAGATAAGATTGATGACTGTATGTGAAAGTCTATTATTTCCTTCACTTTTGCAAGTGAAGGAAGCCCAAGTTTGCTTTGAATAATTTCACAGTCAAATTGAGACGCTGGGTTTAGCTTTACAACTTTGGCTTTTTCTTTATCAAAAAAGAAAAGATCAAACCTGCTTCTTAGACTAACGCGAACATCTCTTTCAACGTTTATTTGCTCTTTTTGAATAACATGAATATAAGGGTGAAATTGTCCAAAAATAAACTCATAGTAAAGACTGCTTTTTTGAACAGGTCTTAAACCTGACAATACTTCAAAGTATTTGGGCGTTGAATTTGGAACTACATTTTCTTCCAATATTTTGAAAGTGTCGGAATTTAATTCTCTTTCTTGGCGAATGAGGTTGCTTGTAAAATCTTGAGGAAGCCCAAAGAAAATTATTCTTGATCTTTCATAAACATCAAATGGATACTGCTTGTAAAACCATTTTGTTGCAGATGTGTCAAAGCTAATTTGATTCTTTTCATAAAAATTTTCAAACTCGTGATTTGCAGAAGTTAGTGTTCTTTTAACTTGTTTTAAATGTGCAGAAGTTATTGATTCAAAACTCAAACATTTAAACACATCTAATTTTTGTTGATCACTTAAACTCAACAACAAAGCTTTTGCGTCACTTAATTTTTGACGATTTTGTTTTAATTTAACTACTGATTCCGTAAGTATTTGATTTAAAGAATCAATAATCACAAGATTTTTTAATGATTCCCTATACGGTTTTGTAAGGTCTACAAACGCTGATGAGAAAGTTAGGACAGACTGTGTATAATTTGAAGAAGGATCATCTGCAATTACCTGAAGTCTGCTTATTGTAGGCCGCAAAATTGACAAATTCGTAATGTCATAATATCTCTTGTCTGAAGAGAAAACAAATCTTGAAAATGACCCTCTTGCTGTTGAGCAATCTTTCATAAATTTTAGTAATCTAATCGATTCATAAAGAGAAAGAGCAGTGGCGCTACTGCCGTTTGTTCTAATAGAAAATTTTGTTAGATTGCTTGAAAATACGTAAATTTTTCCAGTCTCTGGATCAAGAGACATTGCTGGATTTACTGACCATATTATGCAATTTGAAATGCATTCAAAAATAAGATCAAAAACAGCACTTTTTCCTTTGTTTTTGCCGTTTATTTGAAAACTGGCTTCATCAATTTCTTCTATATTGTATGATGACTTAAATCTATTTAAAATTTTAGCGTATAAACGAGAAATTGATGACTTTATAGTGAGCTTGCTTTCGCTTTTTCCATATTTCTTGAGTCTATCCAAAAACAGACTAATCACATGAGACGTAACAACCCCTCCGTCGGTTGATATAGATACAGTCGCAGGTAATTGCGGTGCTGTAAATGACGAAACATTCACAGGCATTTTTCCTTTTACTAAGGAATCATATTGAACAGTTTTTAGGTTTTTTTGTTCTTTTAGAGTAGAATAAAAGAACATATCAGCTGTTAAGACAGCATTACCTGTTAAATCTGCGTCTCGAATTTTTGAAAGATATTGTTTGATAAAATTATTTGAGACTGGGGGGATAAGTCCTCTTTTTCTAAGAGGTTCATAATAATCATCTGTCGCAGATGATGTTGAAGATACTTTTCCCTTTCCTTTTGAGCTGGTTCCAGAATTTGTTCTAATCGTTTTTTCTTCGCCGTCTACATTTGTAGTTGATTTTGTCTCTGATGTGTTATCAAATTCCTCGGGGTCTCCGCTCAAAAATTCATATTCTTCGTCTAAAATAGACGTCAAAACCACTGATCTGTATAACGCTGCAAAACCTGTGTTTGCTTGTGGGTTTTTGCAACCTATAGTCATTATGACGGCATCAATGAATTCATTAATGTTGACCAATGAATCTGGCTCTGTTGCTGTTTTATAAGTTGGAAAGCAATTTGAAATTTCTTCAAAAACAGTTAAAAGAATATCTTGAGGGCTGCATGCTTCACTAGAGAAACCTGTTGCATTTTTGTGTCGTAAATAATTCTTGGCATTTTCAAAATTACTTTGTGCTTTTTCAAATTCGTTTAAAAGTTGTGATCTTTCTCCTCGAATAATTTTTGAAATTATCGAGTCAAAATTATTGTTCTTTTTTGAAGAACCTTCTGCAAATGAATTTGTGTCTATTGCTCCAAAATCAACAGAAATCGCAGCTGATCTTCCAGATAATCTACTGGCTAAATCTTGAGTATCATTTTCTGATGACACTCTTACATTGTTGGATTCAAATATGTAAGATGAATTTCCAAACCTTGAATTTCCAAATGACACAGGCAGACTATCATTTGATACATTTCCAAATTTCAATTTTGTAAAGGTGTCAGACATAACTCTTGACAAAACCTTACAGCATACAATAACTTTTTCAAGACTACTTAGCCCATCATAATTTGAGCCTGAGTAGCGCTGGCTATTAGGCGTTTTATAGTTTGAAAATACAGTCCCTTCTGATGAAAGTCTAACCAATAGATCGCTCTCAGCTTTTGAGATATTGGTTTTTTTTATTTGATCATTCAAAGAAATTATTCTGGAAGTGCTGGTGTCTCTTATATTTGACGAAATTATGCTATCAATGCTGGGTGTTGATTCATCAAATCTAGCATTGTATGACGTCAAAAACGACTCTGCTTTTTTGCTAAAAGAACTTTCACTTCTAGAAAAATCAAGATTTTTTGAAATCTCATCTGCTGATGTTGAAATTTTAGTCAAAGCATCAAGAGATTCTTTTGTTTTTCTTGATTCTTCTTTTAAAGAGTTATTTAGTTCTTTTAAGATGTCTTTGTTTGATTCTTCTATTTTGTTGATCAAAAAGTCATAATCGGATTGCAAAAGATTATTTTCAAATTCTACAATCTCCAAGTTTTTGCTAATTAACTCTTCAGTGGATCTTAAACTTTCATTTCTTGAAAATCTAGAGAACACGTCAAAAGAAGCAATAGCGACAGGTCTTTCAATTGAAAGACCAAATTTAGAGCTATTTTTGTTTGAGCATTCTATCAATGAAATGCTTTCGCCTTGCTCTTCATTGTCAAGTCTGTCTTCTACTATTGCAGAACCTATTGATTCTCGAACAAATAGAACATCATTTTGTGCAGGCTTTATTTCTATTTCTTCTGATGTGGACTGTGCGGGAAGCTCTCCAATAGAAGGAACTGGCGGTGATTCTTTTGAAGATTGAATTGCAATCGCAGATCCAGCAGTGACATTATTTACCGCCATTTTTTATTCTCCTTTTAATCATGGACGTTAACAGAAATTTTTCTGTTGATGGGGCTTTTGAAGCAAAGTTTTTTCTTATTGAAATATTAACGTTTTCTTGAGCTCCTGGTGGACTTGGAACGTTTAAAGTTAAATTTTGATTTCTGTCATTAGGTAGTAAATTAACGACTTTGTCATTTTGAAGCAATCGCGGTTGTGGTTGTTGGATTGTGCTTGTAAAAGTTTCCAGAGTATTCCAGCTTTGACCTTGTCTAAAATCTTGTGTTAGCAAAACATCAAGAGTAGTTTCTGTTTCTTGATAAATAAAAGCAGATTCTCCTATTCTTAAATCTATGTAAACAGGACGAACAGCGTATTTAACGACGCCTACTCTGTTTGACAGGACAAAATCTTCAAAGCTAAGAGATTTAAACGAACACCCAAGCAAACATTCGTCTTCTCCTGATGCTCCAAAAATTTGAAAGTGGTCAACTTTAGAAAGATCGCCAAAGTAATCCCATCTTAGTAATGTTGTATTTCTGAAAGTTTTGTTTGCAAAAATTTCACTAATATTTCCAACCAAGTCTTGGGGAGGTACAAAAACGACAGTTTTTATTCCCGTATCAATGTATTCGAAATTTTCACCTGACTTTTTGTTTTTTTCAAGAGATGAATTGGAAGGTTGCGACTTTCTATAAAGTCCTCCAAATTTTCCAAACTTAAAAAATGATTGTAAAGGAATTAAAGCGTCCGGAGATTTCAACCCAAGAGAAATTGTAACAACAGTTCCTTGAGGGTCAGATGAATCAAACAAAAATTCTGTTGATGGTGTATTTTGAGATAGAGACAATTCTTTTGAATAAACTTGAATTCCTTTTGACAAAGAGTTCGTTTCAACCCTGAAGCTAAAAATTTGTGAGTATAAAGTCGGATCATTTTTTAAGCTTAGAATAACTTCATCGCTTATTCCTGCGCTTGTCAATTGACTTAGTAAATTTGTCAAATCTTGTCTTCCTGAATCTGTAAATTCGGATCCTATTGATATTGATGACAAATTTCCACCAACAGATTTTGCTTCTGTTGTTTTAATTTTAGCGCCTTGATATGATTGATTGTTTACAAAAGTTGTTGTATTACTACTAAGAATTGATCTTTGCCTTGAATCGTAAACCTTTAACTTGAACTCATAAGTAGAATTTCTTTGAAGAGAGTTTATTTGAATTTTACTCGATTCATTAGTTATATCTGATGATGAAGCTACAACTTTAAACTTTTCTTGACCATTGGACATTTTTCTTGCAAGAACCTCTACTCTTTTTGTGTCATGAGGAAGTTTTTGCGCAATTATGAATTTGTCATTTTCCAATGACTCAACGTAAAATGGAAAAATGTCAGGCTCTTGTCTTGCTGTTTTTGAATTTTTACCATTAGAAGAAGAAATTTTCCCAATAACTTTACTTGAAAATTGAGAAGCAAATTTTCCGTCAATAACTTTTTCTTGTCGTCTAACAAAAATTGGTTTATTTGATTTGTCAAAGTTTGTTTCATCAGAAGTAAAGGATTCAGGCAAGATTGCAAAATATGAATCTTGTCTTTTTACAAAGTTTTGAAATCCTTCGTTATTTGACAAAGTATACGAATTAATTTGAGACAAAATGTCAAAAACGTTTACAAATGTTGATACTTTGCTTCTAGTTAAAAACTTTGAAGAATTTCCCTTATAAACAAATTCGTAAAATTGAAATGTTGAAAATTCTTCTTGAGTTAGCTCAATTTGCTGCTCAAAAATTAAGAAATTTGAAACAATGTATTCTTGAACAATCTCGCTTAATTTTGAGATTTTTTTAGTGTAGTAGGTTAGTGAATCATCAAAAAGTTTCTTTTTTTGTCCAGTTAAAGGATCTTGCGATGGAAAATTTTCTCCAATAGTTGCTGGATCTATTCCTTTTGAAACAAGAGACAGCAAATATTCTTTGTCATTTAAACTATTTGTCTTGTTAACAATTGCTTGCTGTTGTTGGCTATCTACAATTTTTATTGATTTTAGATAGTCATATCTAATTGGGTTTCCGTTTTTTAATGACTGATTGCTGTCTTCAGGTATTGATTTTGACAAATCAAAGCTAAATTTTTTCTGATTAGTAAACAGACCTTTTGAAATTTCAGTAGAGTTATTCGTTTTTCTTAGCAATGCTTCGCTAGAAGACTTTGAAGATTCTTTGACTGAAACATTTTTTGAAAAAAGAGGTTTTTGAGATGTTTTTTGTTGTGAATCTCTTAGGGTAAGAGTGACTATTGGGTTCCCTTCATTTGCAACTCTTATTGCATCAAATGCAAATCTAATCGTTACCAAAAAGATTTGTGTTCCATCATTTTTTGTTGCATACTCTATTTTTCTAAATGGAGGAGATTCTATTCTTAGAATGTCCTGGACATTTTTTGATATGATTTTCATTCAATCACCAAATCAAAAAGATTGACAAAAGTTGGGTTTCCATAGCCGTCAGTAAAAATTTTCCCAACAAAGTAAAGATCTCGTTGCTTTCCAGACAAAGACCTTTTTTCAAGACGACCGTAATTAACAATGTCTAATTTAACCAATCCGTTGCTTGAGCTTTCAAAAAGTTGAAAACAAAGCTCGTTTCGCTCAGTGTATTTTGAAAAATTAATTCCTTGACTTGGAAGAGTGAGTAATTGCTGTTCAAGTTCTTGCTCATTGAGTCTTTCTTCTCTTACATCAACAAATGTTCCAAGAGAGGCTTCATTTCCAACAGAAGAAATTGTTCTTTGAACAGGTGGCAAAAACAAAAATCTGTCTGATCTACCAAGGCGCTTGTCTGCAAAAAGACCCTCAATATCATCTACAACAGCAGCATCAGGCTCGGTGCTAAATGGCGAAGTGTCGGTTACTCTGAATTCCAAAGAAGAAGGACTTGCAACCAATCCAGGATCATCAAAAAGAACGTCTTTTGTTGAAATTAGCCTTTGGTTATCAAAAGATTCTAAAGAACCTGAAAACAAGAACGATTGAATTGATCTTGTTGCTGACCCTGATTGTGCTTGACCGTTTCTTAAAATTCCGTATCCGTTTCCAGAAAATGAGTATTGGTCGCCATATTCATCTGACGTAACTGTGATCTCATCATTTGGAGTGCTAAACGCTTCAAGACCTATAGGAAGCGGAGTCTCAGCGATTCCTCCTCCTGCATCTTCATAGTGAGCGCCAATATCTGAGAATGAAACGTATTTTACGTTTATTCCACCATTTACAAGAGCAGCTCTACCACGAACAGTGAGCTGCCCATCCATAATTCTCGATTTTCCGTCTAGTATTCCAGCCATACAGATAACTAGCCTCTAGCGATTGTACTATGCTAGCTGTATATGTGAAATTATGAAAGAGACGTATAGAGCGGATCAATTTCTAGCTGGTAGTCTGCGCTTGCCTCACCATCTTGATATCTTCCAAAAATTCTTGAATGAATGTCGCGATTTGAAGAAAAAACAATTGAGCCTGTGAAAACAGCATTTACAAGAGGGGATTGTTTTTTTCCAAAGATGTAGTGACTTGGAGGAGTGTAAAGAACATCAGCAAAATTTCCGTGTCTAACAGGAGAAAGAACGTACGAATTGACTATCCGAGTTTGCTTTGCTATTTTTTGGCTTGCTGATGGTGACCAATTGATAGAATAAGGACCTCCTCCAATTGCTGCGCCGCCGGAGAATGATGTTATTGTTGTGTCAGAAATTGAATTTACGTAATTTTGAATTTCACACTCATTTCCTGTTGAACCTGGGTTTATTTGAGTCAGAATAAGAAACGACCCACTTACTTCAGCTAAAACAGGCGGGCCTGAACTAATTGGATCAACCCTATGAAGATTTATTACGTTTGATAAATACGGTAACAAAGTCTCTTTTTGTATAAGAAACGGAGTTGAATTTAGTCTAAGCCACACTTCACTACTTGATGATGCAAAGTAATCACCGTCTGTGTAAGTACTATCAACATCAATTCTTATAAGTGATTTTTGAAAAGTCGATGAATTATCAAATGACCCTGTTATTGAAAACCCGTTGTTTTTTAAACCAGAACTACGATTGTAAACTGAAGCTTCAAATTCTATTGTTCCAACAGCTTGCTTTGACCCGTCCATTCTTTGAGAACCGCTTGTTCCGTTGAACCCATAAACAAATTCATCAAAATGAGGCTTATTGTCGTAAGCTTTGAAAAAGTAATTGCTAAAATTTGAAGACATTAGCTTTCTCTTCTTGTTCCTGCATCGAGATAAAATCTTCGTGCAGAATCCGGATTGGTGTTTCCATCAATAAGACCTTGAGGGCCTTCTGAGCCTGTGAATATTCTTGTATGCATAGAACCACTTAGCAAGTCAAGGTTGTAAAGATAGTCTTTGTCAAGGACAGGGTCATCTCCAATTATTCTTGTGATGCCTTCACCTTGAGGAGTTGATCTTGCAATGTAAGTTGGTGACCTGTCTTGAATAAAATCACCAACAAGAATCAACTCTGCATCTCCTGTTAGAATTTTTAGTCTTGAATCTGTCAATGTTTTTCTGTAATACTCTTTCATATGAGTATTTTTGAAAAGTCTTTTATTCCCAGCAGGACCAAGACCTGACGGTGATGTACCTGCTGTTGGACCTGCATTGTCTGCAATGAGATCATCTGCATCGAGATCAGGAGGACCAAAAGTTCCTGCGTCAATTCCGATTATGAGTTCATCTTGAGGGTCGAGCATTGTGGGAGAGTATTGCTGCTGTTCATTGAAATCTCCAATTTCAAATGATGAAATAAATCTCCACCCGTAGTAGCCTCCGTATGTGTCTCCGTATGATGTTGTGAACCCGTTAGGGTTATCAAAGTCTGTCATTCTTCCACGAAGAAGAGTATTTGCTTTTCCGCCTGCCGGTATTGGACAGTTAACGCTTTGAGGGTCAATAGAAGTTTGAACCCTAAATTTTGTAGGGTCCGATGACCCAGAATTTCCAATTGGAGCAAGAGTTAACCCGTGTGATTGAATTGAACCACGAGAAAGTCTAACTCCGTATCTAGTGAATCCACCATCATCAATTTCCTGCTTTACATCATCAACATAATTTGTTGTTATGTGAATGTTAGTATCAACGCTTCCTCTAACCTTTAAATCATTGTCATTGTTAGAAGGAATTCTGACAGTATCGTATGGGTCAACAGCTTCTGATGCTGCTATTTGAGGAGGGCGAGTTCCTCCAAACCATCTGTGTGAAATAAGAGAAAGATACGGAGCGGGTGAATTTGCCGTTTCATCTGACCAGGTTCCTGATGTGACATAGACAGCGCCAGTAATCGCAGTGATTGTAGATCCATCTGTTGGGTATCCCCCTTCTCTTCCTCCAAACGCTCCAGAATCAAGAACAAGTCCAGATGCAGTAAACGGCATTAAGCTTGGAGAAACTTGACAATCAGGAACAACTGTCGGAAACATAGTTAAGTTTAACGTCGTTGTATCTGCTACAAGTTCTTGACGTTGATAAGCGCCTGGTGAAATAACTGAGAACCTGTCTTGTCCCCACTCTTTCAAGTAGCTAGGAGTGTGAAGAATTGGGTTTGTTCCAGAAATTTGAGTGAGTGATTGACTGAAATAATCAACTGTGTCACCGGGATTTGCAAGAGCTCCACTAAGAGCAGTTGCAGCAACCCAGCTGTCTTGATTAAAGAAACCGTCTTTAAACGCGCCGCCAAAAGATGCAGAATTGTAGTAGCAAACTGATGCTGATGCAATCAAGTATCTTTTTGAAGTTCCTCTATCTAACCAGCTGTCGCGATCTCTTGAAACTCTTCTTTGACGATAGAGGAAAAAGACGTAATTGTCAAGATCTTTTTTGTTTGTGATGTGTTGATTATGAGATTTGTCTCCAGGGTCGTACGCATCATTTTCATACCCAAATTTTCTTTCTGCTTTTACAGGAACACGCAGTTCAATTCTTTTCAAAAGAAAAGGTCTGTCAATGTAATCGCTAAGTTTAATTGTTTCGTGATCGTATCCGTGGTACTTTGGTGCATTTGGAGCTCCAAAAAAACTTGTAGGCCATCCAATTCTGCTGTAGCCGACCTGCTGAAGGTGCTCAACGTGATTGAAAAAGTAACCAAATTGTGGAGACCACGAAAATTGTGAAAGAGTCCCACCTGCTTTCACCATTGATCGTCTTCCATAGCTATCAAAATTTGTTATTCTACTTGAAGAAACTTGCAAAATGAAGTTTGATGCCGATGCATCATTTTGAACAAGACTTCTTTCTGATGAGAAAGAAGTTGCTCCATCAGCTCGTTTTTCAACCCAACGTTTCAATTTAGGGCTGTAGTAAAGAAAGCCAGTCCCAATGCACATAGACCCTGTTGCATCAAGACCTACAAGACTGCTAAATGTATCAACCGTTCCAGAGTTGTGAGATCTTCCTGCTGCAATGTTCGGGTCTGTATTTGGAATCGAGATTCTAATCATTGCTGAACCTGATGGAATTACAAATTCCGGATCATTTGCAAATGATGTCGGATCACTTGAGTCTTTGAATGCAGATACTGCAGCTTGTTGATTTTGTTTTGTGCTTCCATCCCCAACCACTGCGCTGATAAGAGACTGTGGAGTTGAGTCACCGAACGGGCTAAAAGAAAAGTTTCCTTGATAATTTGAAGATTTAATTCTTTCAAATGAGCTCGATTTATCTTCAAAAACAGGAGACATTCCTGATGATGAACCATCTCCAAAACCAGCATTTTTTGAAGTAGGCAAATAGCCAAGATTGTTTTCTCCTAAAAGTTTTTTAGGAGGTGAGCTGTATGAAGTGGAAGACTGCGTGTAGATTCCGTCTCTTGCTCCCTTGTAGATCGCTTCAATTTCGTCTTTTTGAAGGGCTCGGCGCCAGACTGTTAATTGAGCAACAGCGTCATCATTTGCTAATGATCCTGACAAGAATGCAGTTGCTGTTGCTTGTCTTAGAACTTTATTTTGAATCGTAAGCTGTTTTTCAATTGATGTATCATAAGCAGACTCTAAAAATCTACTGTTAGTTGACCCTTCTAGTCCTGATAGTCCGTCTTCATAAAAGTAAGGTGCGTGTCCTTCAGGAAAAGGACCGTATGAAGGCGTTGTATAGACAAGATTTCCATCGAGCCACATCTCACATCGACCTTCTTCTCCTGTTTTTGACGTATTTATCAAAGGCGAAGTTTCTTTTCCAAAGAGAAATTGATTTTGTGGAATAACTGGGTTTCTTGCAGCTTTTTGAACATACACAACATGATGCCATTCAAGAGAAGACATGTCAACTGGATTTGCGTTGTTTGACAAAGGTTCAATTATCTGGACATACCTTCCGCGATAACCCATTTGTGTATTTGTTCCCCACACTTGAGGGCCTTGCTTTCCAGCTGTTTTGTGAGTTGAAGCGATAACATTCATTGTCGCTTCTGGATCGTCGGTGTATGCTGCTACTATGAAATGAGATGAAGTAGGAGTTACATTTTGGTCCCAATTTGCAAGTAAAAATTGAACGCCGTTTGATCCAGATGATTGAATAAAGCTTTTGTTGTGTAGATCGCTAAATTGCGTTCCGTGAAACAGCCCTTGCACCCACATCGAAAGAGTGAGTTCTGGTGTTGTGAAATTTAAACAGTCTGCTACTTTAGAAGGTAAATCTAATTTTACGCTAATGTCTTTAAAACGCAAACCTTTTGGCATTGTAGAAAACACAGTTCCAGCAGGTGAAAAATTTTCTTCGGTTGTTGATCCTCCTGTAAATTCTTCACCTGTATCAAGACTAGTTGATGGGTAAAGCATACTTTGTTGCATTACTAAGCTAGAACTTAGATTGTAGATTTTCCCTTTTTCATCAATTGCAAAAGGCTCTCGAAAATCAAGAAGAGGCCCTACAGTTCCAGCAAATTTTCCCATTTTACATCCTGTCGCTATATGCTATTGAGTCAGTTCCATTTGTTTTGCTGAGCATAGTCCAGCCCGCGGTTGATGAAATTGTATCTCTTTCAATGTAAAGGTTTCCTGGAAATCCAGAAAGTAAAACTGATGCAATTTCAGAATCGGTAACATTTCCACCAACGCAAACATCACAAGAATCAATAAATGGGATTGATGGAGAAGAAATTTGATCAGGGTAGGTTATTGTTTCTATTACTTCAAAAATGTCTTCTCCTCCCACTTCATAAAATGCAGGAGCTTTATTCTTTTCAAAAGAGAACAATCTTGAGACTTTTTGCTCAATTAAGTATGACTTTTTGTCAGACCCCTCTGATGCCCAGCAAGGTGACGCTCTTATTCCTCTTTTTGCATAAGAAGGTGTTGAAGTTATTTTTGCAATCTCCAGTCTTGTTTCAAACATCCCAATTGTGCCATTTGACCTTATGGGATCTGCGTATCCTCCTGCGTTTATTACAGTCGGATACATCAGTGTTCCTTCATCTTCGAGATATGCAACCGGATTAAAGTCCGTCATATCTGTAAAGCCAGGTTCACCAGAGTATGAGTCTCCGAGAGTTCTTACTTCCATAAAAGAGCTTGGAGCAGTTGTAATTGACCCGCCCATATTCATGTCAACAAGGTTTTCGTCAAAGAAATTGTCATTTACAATTCTTCCGTTGTAGACAAAAACATCATTTGTTATGGGTCTCATACGAGCCACTGGGGAGTTCAGCAGCTGTTGATAGGTAAGTATATTGACACCTTCACGGTAAGTGTCTGAGTCAATCGTAGTTAGGCTGGTGATGGTCGACACTATGACCTCCTAATTGCTGCGGTGAGAGTTGTTGAACCATCATCAGCAAGAGTAAATTCATTTCTAGACAAACTTCTTTGCTCTCTTCCAAGATAAATGTCTGACCATCCGTATTTCACTTTTTTTCTTTCCAAAAAATGGCTTTCAAGAACAAAATTACTTCCAAGAAAATTGGTGTTGAACGGGATCATTTGCGCTATTAGAGGCTCAAGGTTGAGCTCAAACCATTTTGCAAAAAGAAAAACATTGTTGTAAACTGGTGCGTCTACAAGTCTATTGAAATAGATATCGCGAAGATTGCGTTCTCCCGTGTATTCTAAAGAAAAAGCATCTGCTGCATTTCCGTATAAATTGTCTATTGTTTCGTGTCCTCCGAACATCAACGTCATATCTTCGTTTATTGCTCTTGCTACGCTAATTTCAATTCCAAATCTATTGTCATCATTTGAATTTTCAAATGGGTCAATAGAGTATGAAGTTCCAAATTTACCGCCGTAAAGCTCTGAATTGCTTTCTGATTCCCAAGAATTTACTCTTACTTTTTGATCAGTTGATGATTCATCGAAATATGGATCGATTGGATTCGAAAGAACTTCAAAACCTCCAATTACTTGTGAGCTTGCAGAAAAATTACTACCTGAGAGATTAAATCCGTTTTGACTAAGATCTACTAAGGTTATTTCTCCAAGTGAATCGGATGATGTTATTTGTTGCTCAAGACCACAGTCGATTCTTAGTCTTTCAAATGAACCAGACTCAGAAGTCACAAAGTTAAAATTAACTGCTGGAGTTTTTACTCCAACGCTGAGTGGGTTTCTAACGTGCTCATTCCACTCGCTTCCACTCAAATGCTTCGACCAAAAACGAATTTGCGAAGCTTTTCCGCCAAATTTAGCCAATCTAGACTGGTCTGGTAGAGTTGAGTTATTTAGAAAGATTGATGAAGCGTTTGTTTGAACAGTTGTTGTTCCAATCTGGAACATAGTTCCGCTCGCGTTGTAGTCAGAGCTTATTGTTGAAAGAACATCATCTGTTGAATTTATTGTCACTGTTTTTAAAGACTGTGTGACAAAAAGATTTTGACCTACGTTTTTTCCAAATCTTAAAAAGACATCGCTTGTATTTTCACTGATTTTGTTTCTTCCAAAAGAAACATAAAATGGATATCCATCATACACAGGCAAATTTTTCATTTCCAGTGAAAAAGGCTGATCCGACGTATTTGATGAATAAGCTGCGCTTAATATTAGGTTGCCGTTATTTCCGCCGATCGTTCCAGATTGCTGAAGAATAACGTTGAACAGCAAAGGCTTGTCATCAAAAGCTCCTGTTGAGACAAGTCTGACAATTGAAGAGTCAGATGTATTAGATTGGTCAAAAATAAAATGAGACTCAAATGTAAAGCTTCCGCTAGTTAGCAGTCCGTCATTTTCATTTGGAACAGAACCTCCAGAAGGAAAAGGGGTTCCTGGTTCTATTCTTGATGCGCTAAGATAGGGAGAAGTAACCAAAAAACTTCCGCTAGAAAGAGTTCTCATAAGCTTTTTGGTTGATTTTCTTCCAGATATGTAACCTGATTTTGTCCCTCCGTATTCTTTAAACCTCAGAGTAACGTCTGGGTCTATTCCAACTGAGCGGATGATACTTTTTACTGAGTCGGTTGTTCCTTTGCTTTTGATTATTGTTGGAAGAGACGCAAGAATTCTTCTCCATATGTCTGACTCTAATTCATAAAGAGGATTTGTCCCAATTGATGAATCAGCTGTTAAGTTGTCACCATGAACATATTGGGAATAAGTTGGTGCGCTAAACATTCTTGGAAGTTCAATTCCAAATTCTCTTGCTAAGTAAGGTAAAAATGTGTCTGCAATTCCATTTTGTTCAGTGTAACCAACGGAATTTAGTCTTCCCATTTGATCAATGAACATTTTCATTTCATCAAATTGCTTCGCCCAAACAAGAAGCAAAGAAGTGATTAATTGAACTGACCCGAGCTGTGTTGCTCTTGGAAGATCTCCACCGTCAGAAAAATCCTGCCCTATGTTTCCATCAATCGTTTTTAGACCTATTGCTCTTTGCTCTTGTTCAAGATAATGAGAAGGAACAAGTTTTACTATGTAGTTTGGGTTGTTAGCGTCATAATCACTTGCAGATTCAAGAAGTTCAGAGTTTAAAGTCAAAAGACTAGAATAGTCAGGAAACAAAATTGGATTGTATGACTGTCTTTCTCCAAAAGAAGACAGTCCACCAGTTTGAGAAATTGAATTTCTTAATGACTCCTCAAAAGTTTCAATAGTTGAATGAAGCCCATTTCCTGATGAGTCTATGACAAATGAATTTCTGTCGTACGATCCACTTGGTTCGTTAAATTTGTAGTAGAGGCGAAGATTTTCATTTGGCTCAGATGGCAATGTTGCAGCATTTTTAATTTCTTGCTGCGTTCTATTTCCAACGTAAACTTTGAAATCATCTAAAGAACCACTAAAATTTTGCAAAGACGTAAAGCTTCCGTGATCGACGCCTGTTCCGATGTAAAAAGGAGAAGAAAGAGATGTAAAAAGACCAGTTTCGCTTATTGGGTTTGATTCGTTTGCAAGAGTTCCCGTTACGTAAATTTGAGCCCTGTGAATTCCAGGACGTCTGTTAAAAACAGCAGCAACGTCTGTCCATCTACCTTTTTCAATAGAAGCAGAACTTACAAGTGAAGTAGAACCAGAAGAAAAGTTAAAAAATACCTCTGCTTCTGATGTTGAGGATTGTTTTACGCCAAAAGTGTATCCATTTCCTGATGATAATCTTTGAGCAATAATTTGATCGTTGCTATTTTCATCAGGTATGAATAGCTTTGCTTGTATTGAAAATGACAGGAGTCCTGGGTCTAGAACGGAAGCTCCTGTAATATTTCTTGAAAGTTCTGGGTATAATGAGCCTGCAGAATCTACAACTTCAATGTATGAAGCTCCTTTAAAAGCAAGGCTGTTTAGAGATTTTGGAAATTGGTTGAAAATGTAAGCTTCATAACCTGTTAAGGTGTCAAAAAAATCTTCTATTTCTCTAAAAGTTCCGTCAAACGGAAAATTGTTGATGATTTTGTCAAACGCAACGTTGACGTTTGCAACAGCAGAGCTAAAAAATGTATGATTTGCAAAATTTGACCAATCGACTGGAAGTTGTTGTGTTGATTTTAAAGGTGATCCAGGCGGAAAAAATCTAAATGATGAAGAACTTGGAAGTTGATCAAATACGCTTTCAGATGTTAGACCTGCGCTTGTGCTTTTGTCTTGAAAAGACAAAAGAGTTTCTGTCTTTGTGTAGTCAACATTTCTTTTGATTCTTGGCATTATTCACTCACAATCAATCTATAAGCGCTGTTTTGCATTTCTATTCTTTGACCATCAATGTCAAATCTAAATTCAACTGCTATTGGAACGCCAATAGAGAATCCATAAGTTTCAAAATCAAAATAATTTGACAAACTGTCATTTGACATTTTTGACCCAAGGTCTTCAAAATCAAACAAAAGTTTTCCAGAGATTGTGTCTCGCAAACGAATTCTACAATCTTGAACCTGTAGTGACGAAGGGTCTATTGAAAATCTTGATGAGCGATTATTTTCGTAGTCATCAAAAAACGCGCATCTTAATCTAACCTTTGTTCCCCTGCTGACAGTTTGGGGCGTCGAGAAAATTGAAGATCTTAATTTTCTTGGATTAGAAATAGCAGTTTTTGGAGTGAGTGAGTGCAAAGTTACAAAACCGCTAAAGAATGTCACTGTTTCGTCAAGAGACACCCACTTTTCGCTCAGAGTAATTGACCCTGACGCTTCGAGAGCAGATCTAATTGTCAAACTTCCTGAAATTATTTCTTCATTTGCAGAAGGAAGAGTTAGCGATGCGGAGTAAATTCCAGTTGCAGGTGATCCCCAAGATACTTGCGATGCTGTTACGTAATTTACGAAAGACCCTGTCGAAAATCTTACCAAAAGACAGTCATCTCCAACAATAGGAGAAAGAGCTGATCCTGAAACAAAATTTCTGTATTCTCCTCTAACAGTGTTATGAAGAACATAAAAATTTGCAACATCAAAATAAGATGAGCTATGATTGTCAATGAGACTGTTGTCATATGACAAAGTCAAAGTTGGTCTATTTGATTGATCTCTAACGTGACGTGACGCAAATCTTTTTACGAACCTTGTCACAGTGTCGATTTCTTGAGGTTCTGAAAAGGAGATTCTGTAACCACAGTCAGGTAAAATTCCCGCTATTGTTGCTGAGACGATTCTTGTAATGTCCATCTCAATGTCTTCAAGACCAGTTTGGAAATTTTGACTAACTCGAAGTGAAGTTGTTCCAAGACCGTCGCTAAAATTTCCGCTTACAAAATAATCAATGTTTGAGTCTCCAAGACTTCCATAAGCGCTTGCGCCTTCTGAATTCCAAAATGACCCTGATGATCTTTCGAGAAAATTTGCATAATCAACGTCTGCAAACGAAATGATATCTCTGCCTATTCCTTCATTAAAAGAAACTGCTAGCGGAAAAAGGTCTAAAGTAAAATTACTTGGAGTTGCTTGCCCAACTGACAAGCTTTTCATTTTTAAAACAGCTTTAAACGATGGAGAGTTGATGTTGATTGAAGACGAAGCAAGAAAAGATGCTTTAGATAGATCAAATTTTATCAATGCTCTAGAGAGCTCTGTTGAGCCAGTTACGTACGATGACTCATCATAAAGTTTGAAAATGTCAAGAGTGCCAGCTCTACCAACATTTCCAGAAACAGCTTGAGTTGATTCGATTAATTTGTTTGTTATGTAAGTATCTGAACTTGCAGTTGTTACCAGAATCACGAAAACCTCACGCTGATGCGACTACTACGTCGCTATTTGGATACTTGATTTCAAAAATTCCTCCCGCAGGAGGAATGATAATCCCACGAGTTGTTGCAAGCTCAATGTCATATTGATAACTTGAATAAATAGAGTCCCCTACGTTCCCTGACCTATTTAGGAACTCAAGATTGACCAAAGAAAGAACCCCCGGTGTGTTGATGATTGCGCTAACAACGTCAGCTATTATGATTGGTTGGTCTATTTGATAGTCATTAATGTTTAATTCATTTCTTATTGCTTCTGCAACTGATTGCAATACTTCAATTGAAATTGAATTAGGGGATATGACTACTGACGCTTTTACAGCAACATTGACAATCGGTGAATCAACTATGTCAACTGCATCTGAAATTAATCTCAAAGAATTGAGGTAATTTCTCAAATTTAATTTTAAAGTATCTGATGCTCTTGAAAGTTTCCCTGATGAATCTAGCCCAAGAATATAAAGAGATTTTGCTTGAGGATTGTTCGGGTTTGTTCTACAACCTGCTTTACTTACGTTTCCAAATTTAGTAGGAAGTGTATAAACTCTTGCTAAAAGATCATCTTTTGTAACTACACGAAGCTGCGAATTTCTTGAAGCAGGTATTTGAAGTCTAAGATCATTAATCGTCGGCTGTTGAGACCCTCCACTTGAAGGCAAAGGGTTGATAACGTCTGTTGATGCTCTTACAAATGCAGCTATTGAATTTGAAGGAATTTCTGGAAAAATCATGTTGAGCAGTGAAATTCCTCTAATTGAATTTGCAGCTACATTGTGATTTATTCCTCCGCCGTATTCATAAACTACTGTCAAAACGGTATTTGATGGAGCAATTCCAAGTGTGTTTGAACGAAGAAGTTTATTTGGATCTACAGAGTATCTTCCTACAGGATTCTTTCCATAAAGAGGAAGCGCAATACTCGCTGGATCAAATGTTGTTTGTTCTGATAGCGCGTTGTCTCCTCCTCCAAAAGTGAGAGTTGTCGATCTTACTGCAAGAGATGTTGTAGTCGTAAATCTTCTTGGAGCAGGTATTATTTCCATCGTGTCAGAAACAATCTGACTATCGTAAGAAATGTTTGTAATCGGAGAATACACAGTGTCCTGTGTTAAGGAATCAACTTCGTAATAATTGTTTCCTTCAGCATCAACTACTGACACTATTCTACTTACATCTTGGTTAGTAAGCGTTACAGCAAAAAACGGATTATATCCTGATGGAACAACAAACGTTTGAGAAGCTCTAACTGATGATGTTGCTATTCCTGATCTTGAGAGAACAAACGTTGATGGATTTCCAGAAGTGTTTGTCTCTCCTACTCTAACTGTTGCTTTTAAAAATCCGTCGCTGTTTGTTTCTGCAAAATTGATATCGTCCATTAGCGTGAAAGAAATTCTACCTGAAGAAACTGCGACTGTTCCCGCCTGAATAATGGGTAAAGCAGAATTTTGAGGAACATAAATTCCGTTTTCAAAAACAGCTGGGACTTCAATAAAGTAAGACAAACTGACTGTTGCAGGACTTGCTCCTGTTATTTTTACGCCTGCGTTTATTAGGTGACGCTCAATGTTTTGAATTTCAACTGCATCAGTCCAAGAAAGTTCATTAAATTGATGATCAAGATAAAAGCTCATTGTATCGCCGACAGAAGCGGCGAGATCGATAAACATTCCTCCTAATCCTGACTCAGAAAAGTCTTTTATTTGGTCTGAGTAGAAAGTTGACGCATATCTTAACAGATCTGCGCGAATATCAACGAAGTCTTTTGCTAAAAAATTTCGCTGTAGTTGTGCCGTTGTCCCTCTTCCTGCCATTAATTCACCGCCGATACAATGACTTCAATCATTCTTTGCTTAGGACTTACACCTGGAACGCTATATGTTACTTTTACGATTACTTTAGCTGGGTCGGTGTAAGTTTGTGGTGTTTGAGTAGATTCAAATGTTTGAAGATTAACATACGGAAGGTATTTTGAAACAGCTTCTCTAATTCTCAAAATTGCCTCAGTGTCTCCTTCCTCAGTCCCAAGCTCAAATGCAATCTCTCTTAAATTTGCGCCGTAATCGTATCTAAACATTCTCTCACCGTGATTAGTGAGAATTAAATTTCTAAGATTGTCGCTAATAGTGTCTTCTAAATTTTTATGCATTGCAAAAAGACCATCAACATCGCCTTTTTCAAGAGGCGTTTTTATGCCGATAGGAATCTGCGGTTGAGTAACGTTGGTTCTTCTCCTATAAGTTGATTCTTTTTCACCTACGGAGAGGAAGTCATAGACTTTTGAAGACGCCACTGGACCTCCATTCACTACTATGTATTGTCTAGACGAAGTTTTATGACAATTGAGGCGTAACTATAGTGTCTCCAAGTGCAGTTACTCCGCCTGGGTTTATTTGAACTGTTATTGAAGTAACGTATTTATCGATTGCGTCTGCGATGTCCGATGATAATTGAAAAACAATTTCGTCTGAATTTGCTCCATCTTCAGATCCGCTTTCTTTCGCAGACGAAAAAGCTGATTGTATTGAATCAAACAACTGTTGTCTTCCTGGTGCAATAATCGGCATCTACTCTCCAAAAATTCTTGTTGATTTTACTGACGGTATTTCAGATTCTCTTGAATCCATTGCTGATAATAAAGCTTCCGCAGCTCTGTTAATTTGCAAAGAAGGCGCTCCATAACCAGGAGTTGTATGAGTCAATAAAGTATTGCAAAATTGTCTAACATCGTTAATCACATTAGTAAGAAGATTTTCAAGCTGTTGATACTTTACGTAAGGTTGCGAGCCATCTGGTCCTGGTCCTCCTCCAGCCCCGCCGTCTTCTTGAGATCTTCCAATGAAAATTTGATTTCCTGAAATTTTTACGTTGCCTTCCGACGTCATCATTATTGCTGAAAGGTCATCATCTTTTTCTCCCTCTTTAATGAGATGAATGCTTCCGTTGATCGAATGAGACTCATCTTTTCTTGCAATTATGCATACATTGTCAGCTTTTGCAACAACTGCCGACGTGGGTAGAGGGAGAGCAGCAGGACCAAATTGAGAAGGAAGAACAGACGCAATGTCAAAATTTGCTACAAAATTTGTTTGCTCGCTAACATAAACTCTTGCAGCGTCTTCAAAAAAATCTGCATCTCCTTCGGTTTTCTTTGAAGATCTAAAATCTTCTAATCTTTTTGATACTTCATAAAAGTTTCTTCGGTTTAATCGAATTGGCGGAGAAGTTCTTGATGTTTCTCCACGAGAGATCCACCTGCTTCTGCCTGCAACAATATCAACAGTCCCAGAAAATGCGCGAGGTTCTCTCGAAGAAATTGAAGATATTGAAGCAAAAGGGTTATCCGAGCTTTTCCACCCTCTATCAGTTGTCAAACAAATTGCAGAGTTGTTTGATCCTTGAAGAACAAAATCACCAGGATATTTGCTGTATCTTGGAACTGGTTGTAACGCAATCATGTCATACGAATTAACCGCTCCTGTCAATATAAGATCGTAAGCGTTGCTTCCTGATATTGGTTTAAGAGATGAATTTGGAAAATCGTCTATTGGTTGTTCAGGAGGAGGGTTTGCTATTGACTTTTTCTCAATTTGTCCTTCAAACCCTCTGTCAAAATGAGAGTAATTTAAGTCTTCTGATGTTGCATCGCCACAAACTCTTGAAATCCAAAAGCCTTGATTTTTATTGTCTCTATCAAAAATAGCCCAAACAGCTTCACCAGGCTTAACTGGCATACACAGGTGAGAAGAAAAGAACGGCAAACAAAGAGAATACGATCCTCCAACTAGATCTATTCCTCTGTCAATTCTTCTAATTAGCACAGTATTTCTTGGAGTTCTTTCTTGAGCAAGAGAAATTCCTGACTCTTTCATCAAAGAAAAAATTTCAGGCCAGCTATCAGGCCCAGTATAAATTGCAGCTACAATTCCTTTTTCAAATGGAGATTCTGCCATCAATTCTCCTGAATTGCATCATACATGTCTTCTGGTGAAGTCTTCTTACTTTCAGAAGAATCTATCATTTCTGCAAGTTTAATGAGTTGCTCGGTGCACTTTCCCATTCTTTCAAGATATTTCACGAGCATAGGTCCTGTCATGTTATGATCTTCATTTGAAGATATCATTGATGTGAAAAGATTTGTGTAAAGAACGCTTGCGCTTTCTCTGTCTGAGACTGCGTTGTTGTAGATTTGCTTCCAGAGAAATTTCTTTTTTTCATCTGCTGATTCGATGGTGTCAATAAGATCACCAAATTCTTTCATTATTTTTTCTTTTTTCTCAAGATTTTTGAGAGCATCATTAGCGTTTTTCAAAATATCCCTCCGACTCTGATGTTTACGTCTTGATATCTTCTTCTAATCACAGACATCGCAGAAAGCATTTGCTTGTGATTAACACCTGAGATTTCTCTAATGTAAAGAAAAACAGCTCGTTTACTTAGAAGATCAATTTCCTCTGAATTTTCAAAAATGGTTCTTAAAGCGCCAAGGACTGCTTGCTCATGAGGTTCAAACAGTCCTTGCTCAATGTCTTTTAAAGCACTAAGAACTCTATTTTTTCTATCTCCGTCTATTAAAATGTCATCAGGAGAATGAGCTATTGAATGCATTGAAATTGTTCGTTTATCAGATGAAGAAAGTCTTGTCGAATCATCTATCGAAACATTTCTAATGTCGTCTTTGTACTTTTTCTTTGAATTATTTATGAGCCAGTTTCTTGCAACTACGTTAAAATACGAAAATGCTTTTGTCCCTCGCTCGGGATTAAATTTATGCATATTTTCGTACAAAAAACAAACACAGTCTGATTTTACTTCTGCAATACTGTCAAAGCCTTTTGCAAACCCGTAAATGAAAATTAAATTTTCTACCAATTTGTTAAAAGCTGGTGCTATTTCTGCAAGATAAATTTCTTCCTTCTTTTTAAGAAGAGGTTCTTTGTGAAACTTTATCATTGATTCTTGAACTTCTGGACCGAAATACAACGTTTTTGAAGCAGAAGCAGCACCTGTCGGTGAGCCTATTTTCTTTTTTCCTTTCATTCCTCTTCTTCCTCTATACGCCCTAATTTTTGAGCAACAGTGACAATCGAGTCACGACAAACTTTTACGTCTTCAACGACTCTTTTAATCTCGGGCGAATCAAAAAATAAAGGAATTTCAAGAACTTTTGAAATCGACCTGTATCTTTCATCAAGCAAATCTAGAGACTTTTCAACTTCCTCCTGAAATTTTAGGAGGAGCATAGAGAACTTCCACAGATACGCTAGCAATACTGCTAGAGAAATTGTCTCTATTGCAACTATGACATACAGGATGATTTCAATCATAGTAGATCGCCGAGCTCCTTGTCATAAGCTTTAATTATTGCATCAATAGAAAAATCTTCACGAAGTTTTTCTCCTAATTCTAGCGCCCATTTCTTTGGAATATTGGGTGCAGTCATAAACTTTCTCATTTTCTTTTTTGCATCTGCTTCTCTTGGCATTGCCCATTGAGAATTAGGGACAAAAATTTGGTTGTCTATTTTTTCACCAGGAACTGGAACAAGATCGTAATCAACTGCAATGAACTTTCCTTTGTTCATAAAGTCAAGATGACCTGACCAATTGGTGCAAATAACAGGTAAGTTTGACGCAGCTGCTTCAAGAATAGGAAGACCATATCCTTCGCCTCTAGTAAATGAAATGAGACCAGTTATTTTTGGGTTTCGATACAAAGACGCAATTTCTTTGGTCGTCATCTCTCCGTTAATCAAATAAACTCTTGGAAAGAGACTGTTCTTTCGAATTTCATTTAACAGGTTTTTGAAAATGTTGCTAAGACTGTTTTTACTGAACGTTGAGTTTGTTCCGATGTTAGTCTTGATAATCAATCCGACGTCCGGATCACCTTTAAATTCTTCGCAAAACCACTTCACTGTGTAGAAAATGTTTTTTCTATCAAGCTCTGGCTTCATACCTGAAAGTTGTCCTACAAGCAAAAAATTCTTTTTAGTTTTTACTTGAGGAAGATCTAAAGGTTCTGCAGAAAGAATGTCATCATGAAATGATTCCGGGACGACTCTTACATCAGTTTTAGTTCCAGATGGTCCTGTAATAAGATTTTTGCAAAACGTTGAAGGAACGATTACTTTGTCCATTTGATCGCATGCTTTTATCCATTCTGGATTGCAGCGATCAGTTTCAACAACTGCCGACATCCCAACGCATTTTGCACCAGGCAGTCTTTGCCATTCATTTGGCAGCTGTAAAGAAATCATTAATTCAGGTGAATTTGCAGGCTTTTTTGACGCAGAGATTATTCTTCCAATCAAACCATCTTCTAAATCACCGTTAAGAAACCAAGAAGTTGCTCCCCAGTTTAGAATATCGACTGTAATATCAACGTCTTTTGTTTCTAACCAACGAAAGATTTGTCTTGCGTGAGTTCCGTAACCAGAATTTGAGAGCAATGGAGCTCTCAGAACAACAGACTTTCTCAAAGCTCCTCCACTTTCCAGCTATTTCTTTTTTCTTTCCAAGTATCGATTACATTATTCAAAGTGTTATGCCATGCATCGATTGTTCCTTGAATGGAAAATTCTGACTCGACGTACTTTTTAGCCTTTTTCCCAAGTTCTTCGCGACCGCTCTCCCCAAGCTCATAAATCTTCATTAGAGCATCAGCGGTGGTTTTTGAAGACACATAATCTTCATAAATGTAAGGAACAGATTGAGAACCGACTATTGTGCGTAATTCAACAGGTAGCGCAACTCCGTTCTCAGAACCGTCTCTATGATCAACAACCTGTCTTGTCAATCCTCCAGTTTTAAGAGCAATAATTGGCTTTCCAACAGTCATTGCTTCAAGAGTTGAAAGACCAAACCCTTCGGCAAAAGAAATGTTGAGAGTAACATCACTAATGTTGTAAAGAACGTTAACTTTCTCAAAATCAATTCTTTCTGTTGAGTATGTAACGTTTTGCGTTATTCCAAGCATTTTAGAAACTTCGTGAAGATTTGGGCCTTCCTGATCTAAAGGGTCGGTGTGCATCAAAAGAGTTGCATTTTTATGACCATGAGTCTCTTGAAGATTATCAAGGAAAATTTTCCAAGATTCAAGAACATCTGCGGGTCTTTTTCTTCTTGCGTTTCTATTATTCCAGAAAGCTACAAAGTGATCTTTTCTTGCAGATCCAAGAAGATTTACTTTCCAGGCTTGGATTTCGTTTTTTGGTAATGGCTTGAAAATTTCTGTAGGGACTGCGTGTGGAATGAAATTTGTCTTTTCTGGAAACATTCCGCTACAAATTTCATAGGTAAGATATGAATGACAATTAATCAAATCGGTCGCTTCATACATTGCTCTATTAAATTCTGGAGCGGGCAAATTATCCCAAACGTGCCACCAAGCAATTGGACAGACCTGGTGAATTTCATCCTCCATTTCAAACAACCAAGTAAAAAATCGAGGATCTGTGAAGATAAGAATCACATCAGGCTTCTCATTAACAAGAGCTGACCTGAGAAGATTTCTGTCTCCAAATCCGTCGATTGGCTTGATGATGAAGTCTTCATTAACCATTACAGGTTGATAGTTTGAATGCTTTAATGCAGCGCCAAACTGGCGAAATGTCCAACCTCCTTTTTGAAGGAGACCATTTACCAAGTGTCTAGTCTGTGTTGCAACCCCAGATGTAGAGAGTGCGTGATCAGACAAAATCAAAACTTTTTTCTTATGCAACTCTGCCTCGCGTAGATTATCATCCTTACGCGAGGCAGCTTTGTAAACGTCTATAAGTATTAAGGTTTGCAGATTCCTGCTTTTTTATAGTCGCACCATTCGCAAGAGTACTTATTTTTTAAGAACTTTCCTTTGCGAACGCCATTCACCATACTTTTAACCATTTTCTCGCCTTTTTCCATAGGCTTTGGACCAACAGAAATGTCATATCTAGAAATTGTCGATCCTGGTTTTGCTCCCTTTTTTAAGACAACAAATGCACAACCAATTTCACGACTACTAACTTCTAGTTTTCGAATTATGTAAGATTTGTAAAGCCAAAGCTGCGCAAGAACAAGATCATTTTCAAGCTTGTCACGACGCCAACCGTAAGCAGGCCCTGTTTTCCAGTCAAGAATCCAGATTTTCCACTTTGTTTTTTCTTCATTAAGTGGAACGCGAATCATGCAGTCAACGAATCCTTTAAACTTGATAAATTCCTCTTCAGGAATTTCTTCATAAAGTGGAAGCTCTGCGCCAAGAAGCTCCCAGCCGGGAAACTGAGAATTGATCCAATCTGGGAAATCTGTGAGAATGTTTCTTGCCCACGTTTTCCATTTCTTTATTTCTTTCCGACCTTTTTCAATCCACTGTTTTTCAATTGCTTCTTCAACAGAAGCGATGTCCATTACACGATCTTTTAAATACTTTTCGACGCCATTATGGACGTGAGTTCCAAACTCTGCATGAATCCAGTCTTGGTCAGGAATTGGAACTTTGTCGACATAACTAAGTTTGTGCTTCCATCCGCAAGATGTCCAGCAAGAAACTTCAGAGTATGAAACGTGTGGTTTACCAGTTGGGAAATTAGTCAAGCTCTTTCCTTGATTTTTGAAGTGCTGATCCTACAACTTGATGCATGTCATAGTATTTGTATTCTGCAAGACGGCCGCCGAACAAAACATTTGATTGAGATTCTGCAAGCTGCCGATACTTTCGATAAATCTCGTTGTTCTTTTCATCTCCAATCGGGTAGTAAGGAACAGAATCACGAGTCCATTCTGCTGGGTATTCTTTGGTCCAGATTGTACGAGGAGTTTTGTCCAGACGCTGTGGCTGGAAGTATTTATGCTCTGTGATTCTCGTGTAAGGAACGCTTGGATCCGTGTAATTAATTACAGCATTACCTTGATAATCGCCATCTTGAGTTGTGTTTTCAAACCTAAGAGTTCGATAATCTAGCTCACCATAAACATAATCGTAATACTCGTCAATTTTTCCAGTGAAAACAATTCGACGAGCCATCTTTTGCCACTTTTTTCTATTTTCGAAGAAGTCGATCCCTGTTTCAACTTCTACTCCATCAAGAAGTCCTTCAAAAATTTCAGTGTATCCGTTGACAGGAATTCCTTGATAAGTGTCATTGAAATAGTTATCATCAAAATTTAGACGAATTGGAAGACGTTTAATGATCGAGGAAGGTAGTTCACTTGGCTCTCTCATCCACTGCTTTTTAGTGTATCCATGAATGAATGTCTCATAGACTTCTTTGCCAACCTGAGAAAGAATCCACTCTTCAAGGTTTCTTGGTGAATCGCAGGGAATTCGAACTTCCTCAAGCTTTCTCATTGCCTCTTCAGGAGAATTTACTCCCCAAAGCTGATGAAGAGTCATAAGATTGATTGGAAACGAAAAAATTCGACCTTTGAAATTGACTTTTGGTCGATTGACGAAATTGTTAAAAGAAGCGAATCTATTCACAAAATCCCACACTTTCTTATCAGAAGTGTGAAAAATGTGAGGCCCATAAACGTGGACGTCAATCCCTTCTTTCTTTTCAGTATAGCAATTTCCTCCAATGTGATTTCGCTTGTCAATCACAAGAACAGATTTGCCTTTGAGGTGAGCCTCATGGGCAAAAATTGAACCGAACAAACCAGAGCCGACAATTAGGTAGTCATACATGATAGATTATTGGCAACTCTTTTTAGATGTTCAATCAATCAATCAAACAACTTCTTTCCAATAGTCTACCATTTCCTTAATCATAGATTCAAATGTGTAAGTAGGTTCCCAGCCTAACACATTTTTAGCTTTGGTAGAATCACCACAAAGATAATTTAATTCCTCGGGTCTTTTAAATTTGTCATCCTGCACGACAAAGTCGTGATAATCCAAATTAAGATATTCAAACGTTACTTTGCAAAGATCTCTTACAGATTGTGTTTTTCCTGTTGCAACAACAAAATCGTCTGCTGAGTCGTGATTCACTATCATGTTCATTGCTTTTACATAATCTTTGGAGTGTCCCCAGTCTCTATAGGAATCTAAATTGCCTAAAACAAGCTTATTTGCTTTTCCTTTAGAAATTTGAACTGCTGTTTTAACAACTTTGTTAGTAACAAAGTTTGAACCTCGACGAGGAGACTCGTGATTAAACAATATTCCATTGCATGCATGTAGTCCATATGCATTTCTGTAATGTCTTACTAAATTAAAACCAAGTAATTTTGCGCAACCATATGGACTTACAGGTTTCATTTGCGTATTCTCATTTTGAGAACCATTTTCTTCAACACTATTCCCAAACATCTCAGAAGATGAAGCTTGATAAAACTTAGCATTAGGAACAATGTTTTTGTATGCTTCAAGAGTGTTAAGAACTCCTATTGCATTAGTTTGAATAGTAAACGCCGGCATGTCAAAACTAATTCTAACATGACTCATTGCGCCTAAATTATAAATTTCATCAGGTTTAACATCATTGAAAATTCGAGTGATTGAAAATGGGTCTAATAAATCACCATAGTGGGTTGAAATTTTTGAACCAAGATGCTTTATTCTTACATCTTGATTTTCAGCAACTGAGTGTCTACGAACGACGCCATGAACTTCATAACCTTGACTAATCAGATATTCTGCAAGATAACTTCCGTCTTGTCCTGATATGCCGGTAATGAGTGCTTTTTTCATTTATTCTCCAAAAATTGATAAATCTGATAGTTTGGTGTAATTGTACGATCCACCTGAATCTTCGTTAACCAACGATACTTGGTCCATTAGAAGAATTCCTCTTGCAGCATCCTCAGGTGTCATGTACATATGATATCCCAACATGCTAACATGATTTTTATCAGTATATGGAGTTGTTAAATCTCTCCCATCATATGAAGCAAGTTTTATCCACCTTGCTGCATTTTCATCGTTTGTTAGTACAATTCCACCTTTCCCGATTGGAATTCTTTTTTTAAGTTGAAATGAAACTACTTGCAAAGCATTTCCACCTACGAACATGCCGCTTGTCCATCTAACTGCAGCATCCCAAATTCTAGTTCCTTCTAGATTATAAAGACCTGACCATTCTTTGTCAGTAAATTTAACATTTACACCAGCATGTTTGATTTGCATCGGTACAGACACATAAGTTCTATCTGGGATGGATATTACAGTTTTGTTGTCAATTTCACCTATTGATTGTAGATACTTCATAGACAAAAACAAACCGTTTGAACAACAATCTGTTGTTACTGCATACTTTGAACCTGCAAAATTTGCGACCTTCTTCTCAAATAGGTCAATGACATCTCTTGGGTCTGACCATTCGTAACCGTTATTTTTTAAAATTTCAAGCTCTTGTCTTTGAAATTCTTTAGGTAGTTTTCCAAGTGGCCAACTGTTGTATTGATATTTACTTTTTTTCATGTTGAAATCCTAACTGGCTATAGAGTAGCCCATTTGTTTGGCATATTCAATGATAATTTCTTTATTACGTATTTTTACTGGCTTTGCTGGTGAACCTACGTAAATTGTCCAAGGTTCGGTTGATTTGGTTAGCAAAGAATTGGCACCTAAAATAGAACCTTCTGCCAAAGTTACATTGGGCATTATACTACAATTTACACCACAACCAGCGAATCTTTCAAATTTAACTGTTGTATAGTTTATTTTCCTGTACTGTGCTGGTATTGTTGGTCCAACCAATCCAGCACCTGTATAATCCTCACTTCCACACACTATTTTAGTCCCAGAAGCAACAAAAGAAAAATCTTCAAGAATTAGTTTTGATTTTTCTCCGCCTATTACAACTACAAAAGGAGCGATATGAATATAATCGCCCATAATTAATTCTGTAGATATTGTAACGCCATTATCTATGGCATTATGTGAACCGATATCACATAAATGTGGTTTTTTTATTAGAGCATCCTTGCTAATAAAAACATTATCACCCATTTTTCTGTAGTTGTTCATGTGATAATTTTCTCCCATGACTCCCATACAAATGGGTAATCAAAATTAATTCTAAATCCTTTAGTAACTAAACCTTCTCTAATTTTATCTCTTTTCATTATAGCATTTTCATGCTCTAAATGAAATTGGATTTGTATATTTTTAAATCTATTTATTAGACCAGTGTCTAACATGTGTTCTAAAAGAGGATATTCATCTCCTTCAATATTGATTTGAACCAAATCAATTTCTTTTAGTTCCCAGATTTTTAATATTGTATCAATACTTTTGTATGTAATCTTTAAAGCATTTTGATTAACTAAAGAAGAAGAAGTAGCATCACCATTCAAATAGATGAATCCATCTTTATCTTCAATGCCAACACCAACATTCATTAAATGAACTTTGTTGTTGTTAGCAAATCTTGTAATCATACCTTCATAAAAAATGTTAACTGGTTCTACTATGTAGACATTTGGATTATACTTGTTGATAATTTGTTGCGCCCATTCACCTGTATAACCACCAAATTCCATTATATGGAATTCTCATTTAAATTGTACGTTATATTGTGTGTATTGTCGCCGTTATCTTTAAACCATCTAGCTACTTCATTTTTATTAGTCATTTTTTATAAAAACTTTGTCATAAAGTTGTCCTTCGTATGGACCAGTTTTGTATTCATATACAATAGTGTCGTCTTCTAAAATCACATAATTATGGCCTGCATCTAAAGTAAAGCTGACATCGCCTTGCTTTAAAATAGGCGTTGCTAACACTTTATCATCAAGATCATAAAAAATACATTTAACGCTACCTTTGATAACTACCCAAGATTCTTGGGCAATTTGCTCAGAGTGTTCTCTGTGTTTTCTAATATGCTTATGTGGTTTAAATGTTTTTCCATTTTGCATGTTCAAAAATGAACACTGAATGAAATTTTCATCTTCAATTAAATCGACTCTTTGATTAACACCTTTTGTTGTTTCGATTCTATGAATTAAATGAAGAAGTTTGTTTGGTTCAATTTTAGAGTAAAATTTTTCAATCATTTATGTAGTTCTCGACTAGATAGTCTTCTGCAATTGGAAGTGAATTTACTATTTCAAAATTTTCTTCGATGAATGTCATTTTTTCATAATAAATGTCATCGCTAATATGTTCAATCGTTGTATTTTCATCTAAAAAATGACTCCTTTTTTGTTAAAAAAAGATCAATCGATTCAGTGCCCCAATAGATAGGAATTGTTTTTGATGCAAAACAATCAGTTAATTTTTCAGTAAACATAACATTGACACGTTACTTGAAAAGTCTTTAGTCCATTCTACTTTTTTGGAACATAACCAGCAGACGAACAAACGTCGTGCTGAAATCCTCCGCCGACCGTGTTAATTTTTTTCTTCATATCTTAATCCAGTCTTGTGGTATTAAATCATCTGTTGTTAAATGCTCTAAATTCTTTCCAAACCATGTTTTAGGTGCTATAACAACTTTGTCTGAGTTTTTATTTAGCCACGCGCCCCACCATGAAAATGAAGAGTTTGCAATTACGTTGTGAGCGCACTTTGACATTAACGAGATTTCTAGATAATCTTTGCTTTCTTTTGAATAAACAACGTTTTTGTTAAAATCATTTTTTGAAAAATTGTTTTTGCACCAATCAACATCATCACTAAACACCAAAACATGGTCAATTTTTTTGCTTAAAATTTTAACTGCATTGATGTAATACTCTCTTGTCATAAGAGGGTGATTATCACTAAATTTTAAATAGTCGCCTCTTCTTATGTGAATTGAACATACTCTCTCAAAATTAATCTCATATTTTGAGAGATCAATAACATCTGTGTCAAAACTATCTTGAATTTGTCTCTTAACATCGATGAAATACTTTTCACTTTGGAAAAATCCATCAAACACCATCCCATCCTTTATGTCGTAAAAATCAACATAATGAAATGGAAAATTTACTTGGAATTGTGGTTTTTCTTTAACTGATTCATTAATATTTTTTATGAAAAGTTTGTATTCATTTGCATATTGACAATTTTTGTTATGAATTTTGTCATTTTTTAAATGATCTAAATGATTACTAAAATTTGGAAATGAAGATTGAATTCCAGACTTATGAGAAAAATTATTCATTGCAGCAATCTGAAACATCATGTTTCCTAATCCGCCTTTTAGATTGCAATAAATCACAAAGCACCATAAGCAGCTTTTGATCTTACAAGTTGCTCGACTCTATTCTGATCAGACGCATTAATTACATCATCACTAATTGGGTTCCACCTATTATAGACATAAAGAATGTTTGGAATGTAAATGAATCTGCCGGCGGCCATTTCAAGCATTGGCATCATAAACGCAACATCCCACGCAGTTTTAAAATAAGATCCATCTACATCTCTTAGATCTTCGTCTTTAATAGAATACCAAAGTTTACTTTTGAATGTTCTTAAATGACTTGAAATAAATTTGTAAGATCTATAAGAATTATTGCTAACAACATCTAACGGAAAATTTCTTGGGAACGAAATTTCACCTGTGGGCCAATGAATAAAACTGCCATATGTAAGCAAAGCATTACTTTTTTGATATGCTTGGTTTACTATAGAAAGAGAATATTCACAAAAAAGATAGTCATCACCGTCAATAATCATAAGAACTGTTTCTGGTTCTTCTTTGCACTTTAACAGATTAAAACCTTCAACTATGTTATAAAGTGCTTTTTTATTTTCTTTGTTGTGAACTACAGAAAATCTACTATCTCCAAAATTTTGAATAAATTCATCTATTTTTTTACCAGTTTCATCGGTTGATGCATCATTGATTACAATGCACTCGTAATTTAAATGAACTTGGTTTTTTATTGAAAAAAGACAACGCTGTATCCAATTTTCTGTATTGTAAGTTGGAACAACTATTTTAAATTTTGTAGTCATTTTTCTTCTTTATTCGTGCTAGTGTTTCTACGGTAAAGATATGCTGATTCTGCAAGAACGGAAGTTGACCTAAGACTTAGAGTAAGTCTTGAATTAAAGTCTGAATCTTCGCTATGTAAGATTCTAATACCTGCTCCGGGTGGGTTAAATCTAAACCCAATATTCCATATTTGTTTAAGAAACATTGCACTTACACCTGCAGTTTCAAAATTCCCCGTAAAGTAATGATTAATTTCGGGTTTTTGAAAACCAAAAGCAACAGCAGAAAAAACTTCTTTTGAGTCTATTCTTCTTAGGAATTCAGGCTTATTTAAAGTAAGCCCTTCAAAAACATCTTTTTCATTCCAACAATGCTTAAAACCGCAAAGATTATGAACAGTATTTGTTTCTTTCATTACTGCCAGTTGTGATGAAATTCTCCATGGCAAAGATATATCATCTGCGTCATGAGATGTGCAAATTTCTGCTGATGTTGTTGAAAATGCAATGTTTAAACAGTTCCACTTGCCAGTGTTTTCTTTTAAATCAATAAATCTTAATCTTGCACCGGAGTATTGATTTACAATGTTTCTTACTTCTTTTTTATTTTTTGAACCATCATCTATAACAACAATATCAAGATTTTCATAATCTTGAGAAATTATGCTTTGAATTGATTCTTGCAAATATTTTTCATGATTGTAATTGCAAATTGCAACGCAAATTTTGCTCATTAGTCAATCCTAAGATGGGGTGTTGTTTTTGTCCAATCAATCTTTGAATGGAAAATGTGACCTCCTGTTTCACTTGCAAGTCTTTTTGCAAGAGCATCAATCATTTCTTCTGTAACTTCGTTCCAAGGAACATCAAAAAACATGTTATTTTCAGCTGTATCCTCCTGATGAACGTTGTAAAGACTTTCCCAATGTCTTTGCCAAAAATCTCTGTAGGTTAGAATTTTTCTCTTAATGTCAAACCAAGAGTAGTGTCTAACCGATGGTAGCGATTCGACAACTTGCTTGAACCAATTTTCGTATTGAGTCAGCGCTTCTTTGTTTCCTGAAAGAGCTGAGATTCTTGCAGCATGTGCCTGATCGCTATAAAATCCTGCAAATGGAATTATTTCTCCAGTAGTTGCGTGAACGTAATCGCAACCGTCTGTTCCTGGCTTAGAATAAAGCTCACCATTTTCATCATACATTCTTAATTGAGATGGAATTCCATGAGTAATGTGAGGTTTATTTCTACTTAGTCTCCATTTCCATGGTGTAATATCAAGACGAACTTTTTCTTTTGAGCCCCAGTATTCAACAACAGGTAGACATGCTAGATCAATTGCAGGGTTTAAATTTCTGCAAAGATTAGATACTTTTTCCCAATCCGACTTAGGCAAAATTTCGTCTGAATCCATTTGCCAACAAAATTCTTTGGTGCAAAGTTTTCTTGCTTCTGCTTTTTGAGCACCGTCAAACACTGCGAATCTTTTTGACTCCCAGTCTCTAGTAAGCTGTTTTACTACAATTTTTTCATTGTTTGAAGCGATTTCTAGAAGTCTTTCCCAAGTTCCATCTGTTGAACCTCCGTCAAGAACAACAACTTCATCGCAAAAACCGAGCATTGAATTAATTGTGTCTTCCCAAGGGTATTTTTGGTCAATGCAGTTTCTGACTGTAGTGTATCCGCTAATAGTTGGTTTCCAATTCATTGCGCTCTTAACACCGTTCCAGAAAGTTTCTCTTGCTGCATAAAGATAAGATTCGGTGTCAAGAGGATCAACTGAATTGAACCAGTCTTCTGTTGAGTGTTCTACATTGTCATTGAGATGAAGCTTACAACCGAGCAATTTTGCTTCAATGACCATTCGAGGACAAGTGTCTCCACCCTTTGGAAGATAAACAAGCCCTTCAGCTGTTGAAAGCTTATTCAAGAAGTCTGACGGTGACACACCTTGAACAATTTCATACTCGTAATTGTTTGAAACACACCACTCAACAGCGTCTTTTGTTCCTTTAATCCAAGACGGTGAACCAAGGACAATCCAGCCTTTTCTTTCAACTCCTTTAGACTTTTCACGAAGCTGATTGATTAAGACCCAGAAATCTTCTTCAAAGACTGAGGATAAAACTGTTTGCTGTTTGTCTGCCAAGAATGGAAATCTTTCTAAATAGCGCTTTTGCTGACGCTCTGACATCCACCAAAGATTCTTGGCTCCAAGGAAAAAGGTTGAAGCAAGCTTGCCAGAAATTTCATTTTCACACTGACAAGTCTTCGACTCAATTGCTTCATGCTTTTCAGGAGACCTGTATAAGCAAAATTTGTAATCATACTCTAAAATTGAGTACTGAATGTTTGAAACAATAGTTGGGATAAGATTTCTGTTTAGAGCAGCCCAATTTCCAAAAACCCAAAATTTCTTATGACCGCTTTCAAGCGTTTTCATTGAAACATCTTGAGCTTTTAATTTGAAGACTTTAAAAGGAGAAGACTTGATAAGAGCTTCAGTTGTGAGCTCTGCTCCTCCTACAAGTTCATCAGCAAAAAAATCTGCTACAAAAACTACTTCACATTCAGAAGGAATGGTAACTGTGCTGTTTGACGAAAAGGGATTTGTGAACATACTCAAAAATAACTACCCAGATCTAAATTGTATAGAAAAAAATAAAAAAGAGCGCTCAGCTTGTAAATTTAGCGAACGCTCTCTAATTTAATTCTAATTCAATTAATTAATTACTAACTAAATTAGACTGGTTCATCAAACTCAGGAGCTCTTTCAAGAACGAATCTGTATCTCTTACCTGTCTTATTGAATCTAATTGTTAGAGTATCAGATTCTTCGATAAGAGTATAGTCACCTCTATCATTTCTGAGGTGTAAGTCTCCAGTGTAGATGTTTGCCCATCTGTATGCTTCGCTTCCAAGGTTGTATGTAACGTCCTGGGAAGGAAGTACAGCTGAATTAGTGACAGTTGCAACGTGGGTTCCACCTGCTGAGAGATAAACCTCAGATCCTGTAATAGCAGTTCCAATGTTCTTGTCTGAACCAAGGAATGTTACGTTAGGGTTGACAGGTAGAGAACCTGAATAGATTGAAGCATGAAGGTTATTTTTGTTCTTTCCAAAAATAACTCTTCCATCAGTTGAGTTTGAGAAAATACCAACGTTACTTGCGACTGAACTAATTGCAGCTACATTTGGGTAGTATGGGTTTGCAGATGCAGAAGCAACTACCAAGAATTGACCAGCTGTTTCAACACCTACAGAGAATGTTCCGTTAGTATTTTCAAGAACAGTTCCAATTGAGCTTCCTGTAACTTCAACGAGGGCATTTCCTGAAAGAATTAGACTCGTTCCATTGTACTTCAGAACTCTGTCTGCGCTACCAGCTTCAAAAACCGAGGCTCTTATGTTTGCAAGACTCATTGCTAATACTGATGGTTCTGTTCCGTTTTGAGTATCAAGCGTTCCAGCTCCCCAGGTGTCATTTGCAACTCTTCCAAATACAAGATCATTTCCAGTGCTTGACCCTGAGAAAATTGCAATTCCGCCATCTTTGTTAGGACCAGCAGTTCCAGAAGCAAAAACAACCACTGGGTCTTTGACTACAAGATGAGTTGTGTCAATTGTTGTTGTTGTTCCCTGAACTGTAAGATTACCCTTTACAGTTAGGTTTTGGTCAACGTTGACATCACCATTTAGATCAGCCGTTCCAGCAACTGTAAGTGTTCCTCCAACTTGCATATCTGATGATCCACTAATTTGACCATCAGAAGTAATGTAAGCTGAAAGTGACCCGTCAGCAGCTCTTGTTGAGATTGAACCCGATGATGTTAGGTTTCCTCCAAAAAGTGCAACTGCGTTTGAAAATTCATCATTTGAACCAGAGACGAAGAAAAAGACGTCGGTTCCAATATCAGCTGGTGAATCAATTGACTCGGCTCCTGCAAGAGCAAGAGAACCAGTTGTGAAGACTGATCCTGCTGTTGTTGAGCTGAAATAGGACTCACCACCTGCTGAAGCTGCAACAATTTCTGTAAGAGTCTTTGTGTTGTCTGAATCGGAGAATGTTAGACCTCCCGATCCGCTAAAGATTTTTGCTTCTCCGCCTAAAAATCTAATTTCGTTAGAATCAATTGTGATTGATCCTGTTCCGACGGTTAGAGATCCAGAAATAACTGTGTCTCCGCCGAAAACAGCTACCCCTGACGTCCCTTTTCCGTCAACTGAACCTGATACGAAGAAATCGACGTCATTTCCAGGCATATCGGGAAATGGATTTGCTCCTGGATTTGCAAATCTAACGGATCCTGTTACACCAATTCGCCAGGAGTCACTAGCCGACCCTGAAATGTTGTTAGTTATGAGTGCCACTGTAAATACTCCTACGAGGTATAATCGACCTCGGAATTAAGTATTCACAAACAAGCTAGTCAATTGGCTGTAGCATCATTTTGTATTTTTTGCCTGTCAAATTGTTGATGACGCAAAGATAATCTGGCTCTTCAACAATTGTCCAATTTCCTCTCTCATTTCTTAAATGAAGGTCGCCTGTGTAAACATTAGCGAACCTATTTGCAGATGACCCAAGATCACGAGTTCTGTCACCATCAGGAATAAGATTTGAAACAAGATTTGTTGTTACTTCTAAATTTTCAACTCTCAGAGTGTTGGTTGACGTGTTGTAATTAAATTGCGATTCCGCTAAAAATCCGCCGCTTCCATCGCTGTATTGAACATCACCCGAAGCCCCAGCTGAACCGCCTGATGATGCGCCATACAAAGTTCCTGATACAAAAACATCACCACCAAAAGTGACCCTATCGGTTCCGCCAATTGAACCAGAGATAAAAAGCCAAGTGTCAGATCCTGTTCCTACAAGATTAATGTCACTAGTATCAACAGAAATTCCTTCATTTCCAGCAGCGCCAGACCCAATAAGCAAAAGTCTAGGGTTTGTTAAGCTGCCTGATGCAATAATTCTTTCAACTCTAAGACCCGATGTCTTAAAATCAGGTGGTTTTGTGGTCATCGTCGAGTGCTCGCAATGACGTAGCTCGAGGTAACAGGAGCCGTGTCAGATGTTGTGATGAGAAATTGCTCAGCAGTTTGCTGAATCGTTGTCACCGAAACGTTTTCGGTCGGAGAAATTATGACAGCAGCAGGCAAAGCTCCACCATTTGTAACTTCGGCATTTAGAGTAGTCGATTGGTCA